GAAACCCGAACTAAGATTGTCGAGCAATATGGCAAGAAAAATGGAGAAGGGTTTGTAATAGACCCCGAATCTAAAGGGTGGAAAAAGTACGTAAATGAACTGGAAGATATGTTGAAAGAAGAGATAAAGCTGAATGTCAAGAAAGTAACCTTGGCAAGTATAGCTCAAGCTGAGATTACTGCTGCAGATGCTATCGTACTAGAGTGGCTGGTAGACGAGTAATGGATTAAGAGTAAGAATGGATAATATCAATAAAAGAAGTGAACCGAGTTTTACTAGCACCAATGATTGCCGGTGTTTTGTATCAGGGTATGACTTATCTGAGGGTGAACTATCCGCACTTATTTTGGATAGCAGTCAGTGTCCTCTGCATATATACAATGAAGAAAATGAACCTAAAGATTGGCTTACCCAAATGGAAGGATGATGAGTAAAATGGCTATAAATAAAAATATGGCTGCTATTGTGGTTGCATTTATCACTGGTCTATCGCCAATGGGTGTAACTTTAATTCAAGAGTGGATGGAACAAAGAAAAATGGAGGCAGGTATCATTGATACATCTGTTCTCCTCAATCATTCTTTATTTACTCATGCTGATACGTGGGTTGATTTGATTATTCCAGGGTTACAAGTTTCAGACAATGCTAGAGAATTTTTAACAATTAAGTTTGTTGCATTTCAAGAGGCTTTAGAAGACCTTGTAAGGAATAATGATTTTGATATTATGACCGATGCTCAACTAAACCAAGTAGTTACAAGAAATTTGAATGCCACCGTAACCAGTTATATTGCGGACGCAAGACGAGCGGGTATTCCAGATGACTTTATTCAAAACTTTAATCTCTGGCACCAACAGGTGGTAGAGATTCTAACACAAAGTATTGAAGATAACGTATCTTCTATTATTCATACTACACAAAACTCAAAGATGTACGCAATTTTGACAGCGTATGATGCAGCTCTTGGTGCGACTATTGAGGACGTAGAAAAAACATTAGAGGCCAGAGATTAAAGTGAATGGAGACGAAAGAAAAGATTTGCATACTGTATTAGATGTGCTTAAAAAACACAGGCAAGAGAGCAGTGAACTGGCAAGTGTTGTGAATGATATTAAGGTATGTCTGATGGGAGACCCCGCAAAGCACGAAGATTTGGGGTTGCAAGGTGCAGTAGACAGAAATACTAACTTCCGCAAATCATCCGTAAAGGTTTTGTGGGTAATGATAACTGGGTTCATAGGAACAATAGCCATAGCAATTAAAGGTTATTTCAAATAAGGAGAAATAATATGGAATTTTTATCAGACAATTGGGAATGGGTAGCAATAGCTATCCTTGTTGTAGATAAAGTAGTAGCAATGAGTCCGTCAAAGATGGATGATCTTATTTGGTCATCTGTGAAGAAGATTTTGGCGGGATTAAAACTGAAGAAGAAGTAGGATGTTGGGTGTGGAGAGAGTATTTTGCGTAGTTTTTCCAACGCCAGTGAAGAGCTCGCTTTTACACAAAAGTGGTATCCTCTTCACACCCATAACTGGCGCTGAGAGGACGGAATGCGTCATCATAAAATAAGGAACCTAGTTAGGAACCGTTTATATGGCAAGGGACAAGAACGTGGTTATCAAAATAGGATGGATGCTTATAAAGAGGCTATCGCTGAGAATGAACGTAACTATAGGCAGAGTACTGATGTAAAAAATAATTTTGTTAGTGGACCAGGAAAAGACTTTTATTCAAATATTGATATATCTAACGAAGCGGGTGGAAGAGCATATGATGTGAGGAGCCAATCAGGAGGACCCGATCCTGATTATTTCAGCCTTTATGGGAATGTTACGCCTACCTCATCCGGGGACATAGAAACGTCACGACTTGGGATGGGCTTAGATTCGGAGTTGTATCATAGATTTCCAGAGGGTTTTGCAGAGCAGCCCGCGCTTGAGGGCAAATATAAGTACAAGAAATTGCCACTTGGGCTTGATAAATTCTTTCCAGGTCCAAAAGGTATGTATGCAACTGGAGAAGCACCAAAAGATATGAGTCTTCTTGATTTGCTAAAGATGAGATTTTCACGATGAGAGATAGGAGAAAAAAATGACGATTGCACTAGCGAGACAAATTTTAAAAATGACCCGTACTTTATTAAAGGAAGTAGCGAAGAAACGTGGAGTATCAGTCGGGAAATTAAGACAACAGGCAACGAAAGTACTTACTAAGGCTGGTAAAAAACCTAAAGTATTAACTGGCGGAAATCAAAGATACGTTACTGGTAAGGATTACACGGCCACAAGATCAATGAAAAGTGGTGAGACATATCAGGCTGAAGTAGGGGGTAGTGGAAAAACGAAAAAAAGACTCCCAGATTTAGATGAATTAGAAAGTGGGTGGGGGATGAAAAAAAGAAACAAAATGAGGTGAGGAAGGATAAATAATGGACGAGAGAATAGATTTATATCGCAGTGTTGAGCCTGATAATACAAATGTTGCTATAAATGGTAGCGACTCAATCTTTGATAATGAATACTCGCAAGTACCTTTTTCGCTATCAGAGACACAAGCCCAGTCTCCTCATCAGGACTTTCAAATTGATTGGGACTTTATAGGTGCAAGAGAGGGAAAGGGAGTAAATGAAGGTTATATTCCTAAATATCCAGATGGCACAATAATGGGTAAAAGTGGCTTAACTATAGCTACTGGATGGGATGTTGGTCAAATGAGTTTAGAAGAATTACAAGCTTCAGGGCTGCCACCAAAAATAATAAATAAAGTAAGACCATTTGTAGGTTTAAAAAACGAAGAAGCTCAAGCTAAATATGAAGAACTTGGAGCACCAATGCTTGAAGAAGGAGAATCTGATATTATAGATGAATTTACACGTAATAGAACAGTATCTCAGCTAAGTCAAAATTATAATAAGGCTACTGGTAAGTCCTTTAAAGATTTAACACCAGGTCAACAGACAGCTATGGCGAGCGTTGGATTTCAATTTGGTACTAATTTAGAAAAAGCAACTCCTAACTTTTGGAAACAAACTACTACTGGTGATTGGGAAGGTGCTATTAAAAATTTATTAGATTGGGAATCGACTGGCGAAGCTAGTGCATATCAAGATAGAAGAGAATTAGAGGCTAGACTTTTAGGTTGGGTGCCGGCGTAAATGTACGAAGTAACAATAAATCATAAGAATAAAGGCCTTACTGCTTATAAGATATATAAGAAGGAAGAGTGTGATGACAAAGAAATTAAATACAAATATTGGAAGGACGCATGCGAAGGCGACTATGCACTCTCTGATGATGGGTGGTGTGCTGAGGTTATCAAAAGAAAGGAATATCCCAATAATCACAAGCAAACAACAGTTTATATTAGACTCCCATGGGGATATTTTATGTGGAATCCCAAATATCCAACAATTAAGTTTAATGCGGAGGGGCGCATTACGCCTCATACTATCACTGGGAAACCTTATCTTGAGGCCAATAAAAAATCTGAGAAGATGAGAAATCTTGCAATGTGTTATGCACAGACAATGAATAAAGATTTGGCTATTGATTTAGCTCTCGGGAGCTTGACTCGCATGCAACATGGGTCTTGGAAACGTAAAATGAAAACGGAGGTTTTTAGGGATATGGTTAGAGAAGAATTGGCAAAACTTTTAACTAAACATGGGATGACAGAAGATTATACCCTGGAATTGTTAGCCGATACAATAGAAAATGCAAAGGGGAAGAAAGATATTACCAATCTAATGAGGGCGGTAGAAAATCTTCAGGGAATGCATGGGATGAAAGAACGACAAGTTGTAAAGACTACTCATCAACTTGAGGGCACAGTGACTAGGAAGTTATTAGACCAAATTCACGAAGAAGAACAGAAGTTGAAGGCAACAAAAATCACGGAAGGTGAATATGAGCCACAAAAATTATCGGAGACCAGAGAAAAAGAAGAAGTACAAACCGAAGGAAAAAAAGAAGAAGGTTAAATGGATTACGAAGAAAAATACGAGCGATTACAAGTATTAAAGAAGTTTCGTGAAAATATCGGGCTTTTTGGTAAACTATGCTTTTCTTCGGCACTTAAAAAGCAAACACCTGATTTTCATCACGAGATTTATCGCAATTTAAGGAATAAGAAAAAAAGACGAGTTCTTATTGCTGCTCCTCGTGGTACGGCGAAAAGTACTGTATGTTCTCTTATTTTTCCTCTTTGGAAAATTGCATTTAAAGCTCCTGATGAAGAATTATTCATTGTAATTATATCAGAATCGCAAACACAAAGTATTAATTTCTTGAGTAGGATAAAATACCATCTTGATACATCTCGTGTATTCAGGGAAGCATTTGGGGATTTCAGCGCTAATACTGCAAAGAGATGGACTAATAATGATATTATATTGGCAAATGGCTCTCGAGTAGTAGCAGTAGGTACCGGTCAGCGGGTACGTGGATTTATCGAAGGGGATACTCGTCCTAATCTCATTATTGTTGATGACTTTGAATCAGAGCTGAATGCCTTCACTCCAGAGAGTAGGGTAAAAAACCGTAAGTGGATTACAGAGGCTGTTATTCCATCCCTTAGTGATGATGGGAGGCTTATTATGGTTGGCACAGTAATTTCAGAAGATTGTTTCCTTAATTGGGCTAAGGGAAGTCCAGCGTGGAGAACACTTTGGTATAAGATATGGGATGACGATGAAGAAAGTATATGGCCTGAACGATTTCCAAAAACAAGAATTATTAGCATTAAATCAGAGTATGAGTCTGTGGGGAACCTTAATGGATTTTATCAGGAGTATATGAATATAGCACAGAGCCCGGATAATGCACCGTTTAAGCCAGAATACATAAAAATACATTCATATGATTTTGAGAATATTGATGGTCAAAATTGTTTGGTGAAGGAAAGGGGAGATGAAAAAGAAATTAAACCTGTGGACATCTATGCCGGGGTGGACCCTGCTAGTTCTTTATCTATTAGGGCTGACTATTTTGTTATCGCTATCATCGCTGTTGATAGTGATAATAATAAGTATATCGTTGATATATTCCGCCGTAGATTGGACCCTGCGTACCAGCCTGATAAAATTATCGAGTATTTTGAAAAGTATAGTCCCAAGAAAATGAAAATTGAAACTGTGGCATATCAGGAAGCATTGCGTAGTTCCGTAAAGAAACTTATGCTTGAAAAGAATATATATATTCCCGGCCTAGAAGCTGGCGTGAAACCGCGGACAAGGAAATCAGAGAGATTACTTTCTTTGGTTCCAATGTTAGCTAAGGGTGAGTTTTTCTTCAGGCAACAGGATATTACTGCTCAACAAGAATTTTTGTCATACCCGAAAGGGAAACATGATGATATCCTTGATGCAATTTGGACTGCACTTGAAAAGTATGTCCCATGTAGATTGGAAACATTGGATGGTAAGAAAAAAAGAAGTACTAAAAGAAGAATTCTTGATTGGATGGTACAATAATGGCTAAAAAAATAGTAGACGACGTTCACGAAATCTGGAAAACGTATTCGTTAAAAAGAGATGTTTGGGCAACGCACGCTCAAGAGGATAGGGAATTTAGATTCGGGAAGCAGTGGACGGCGGAACAGCGTCAGACACTTGAAGAGCGGGGGCAAGCAGCAATAGTTGTAAATAGAATTCATCCAGCCGTAGAAGCTGCGAAGGCTATGCTTACGAGTAATAAACCTGGGTTTAGAGTATCTCCTAGAGAAGATAGCGATAATAAGGTAGCTCAGACTCTTAATGGGTTATTAGAATATATATGGCAGATATCAGATGGAGACCAAATACTGAGAAATATAGTTGACGACTATTATGTAACTGGGATGGGTTGTATGCTAGTGTATGAAGACCCCGAAGCAGATATGGGGAAGGGTGAGGTCATGCTTAAAGATATTGACCCGCTTAATGTATATGTAGACCCTAATAGTCGTGAGCGATCATGCAGTGATGCAGAAAATATTATTGTTTCCCGCTTGTTTACGAAAGATCAGGCGAAGTCTTTATACCCGATGTATAAGAAAGCGATAAATAATGCGTCAACTGATAACTTTGATACTGATAGACCTGTAACAAATCGAGAAGATGATAATGAAGTTATATTCCCGGAAGATACTGAAACTAAAACCACTGTTTCCTTCGGGAAGGGTGATGAGTATATACGGGGTTATGAAAGATATCATAAAGTTCAAGAAAATATGTTCCGCATCTTTGAATCGTGGAGTAATCGGGAAGATTTACTCACCGAAAATGATTTTTATGAATATACTACTAAACCTGCTTGGCGGGTAAATGGACAATTAATTTCTGACGCAGCGATGGCAAAACAGATTGTTACTCAATTAACTCAGCAATATCAACAAGCAGCAGCTTCGGCGAAACAAATAATAGCTTCCGGGCAACAAGTACCCATGCCAGATGCACCTAAGGTAGAAGAATTAACCCATGCAGATTTACTTGAAAGTGGTGAATGTCAACATGTTGAAATATCTACAAAGAGAGTCAAAATGGAAGTAGTAATGGGTGATAAGCTTTTGTATGAGCGTATTCTTCCAACGGGGGAATATCCCATCGTATTCTTTATGAATATGCATACTCGTACACCATATCCAGTAAGTGATGTTAGAATGGTGAAAGGAGTCCAAGAATATATAAATAAGACACGCTCCCTTATTATTGCGCATGCTACAACGTCTACTAACTTAAAAGTATTGCTCCCAGCAGGCTCAGTAGATATGACCGAATTCGAACAGAAGTGG